GCGTACCCTCCGGGCAGCCACGACGGGCTGTCGTGGTGCTTCGCGAGCGAATGAGTTTCCTGTCTAGGCAACACGCGTTACGGAACGGGGGGTACCGTCGAGGGGGGTGTCGAAGGGTGTCGCTTCGGTCGCCCCCAGTCGCGGAGGTGCGGGGATGAATTCGCCGAACGAGCAACTTGCCTACTGGTTGGGGCGCTCAGGGATCAGCCGCAAGCAACTAGCGCGGCTTGTGCAATCGAAGGCGCGGGAGTGGGGACAACCGAACGTTTCCCCCAACGCCACCCGCATTCGACGGTGGTTGGAAGGGGAAACGCCCCGTGCGCCGATCCCCGACATTCTCGCCGGCGTGTTCTCCGATCACTTCGGGTGGCGCATCACGACGTACGACCTCGGTCTCGGCGACGGGAGTTCGGCCGACGCTGCCCTGAACTACGACCCTTCGTTCGCGGCTACCGTCGAGGTAGTTGCCGACCTGGGGAGAGCTGACGTGGACCGTCGAAAGTTCCTTGCCGCCGCGCCGTTCGCCGCGGTGGCCGGTGTCGGTCCCTCTCGGGACTGGCTGTTGGCCACCCTTGATCAGGCACCAGAACCGGGCCCACGGGTGCGCCTCGAAGACGTGACCGCAGTGAAGAATATGTTCGGCACGTTTCAGCAGATGGACATTTTCCAGGGCGGGGGTTCCGGACGTCTGGTGCTGGCGGAGTACATGAACCAGCACGTCTATCCACTGCTGAGGCGGTCGCACAACGACAGCGTGCGATACGCGTTGTGCGAGGCTGCGGCCGAACAGACCTACCTACTCGGCTGGATGGCCTACGACAACGGCGAACACTCCGTGGCGCAGCGCTACTTGATCCAGTCGCTACGCCTCGCAGAGGAGTCACGTAACCCTGCGCTCGGCGCGCACGTCCTCGCTGGGATGGCCGATCAGGCGACGCTACTCGGCGACCCGGCAGAGGGGCGGCGGCTGGCGCAAGCGGGCCGACAGGGCTTGTCGAGGGCGGACTCGCCGGCCTGTCTGGCGGATCTGTGGTGTCTGGAGGCGCGGGCGCAGGCGCTGCTTGGCGACCGGATGGCGGCGGCCCGTGCGGTCGTGCATTCGGAACAGGCATACGAGCGGGTCGACGTTGCGGAACAACCAGGCTGGGCAGAGTTCATCGATCCGGCCTACCTGCACGGCGAGCACGCGAACACGATGCGGGACCTTGGCGACGCTGAGGCGGCCGAGGAACACGCGCGCCGATCGATCGATCACGCCACGATGCAGCGCAGGGCCCGCCGCGGTGCGATGTCGCAAGCGGCGCTTGCCGTGTCCCACCTGCAACGGCGCGACCTTGAAGGGGCGTACTCCGCAGGACTGCGGACGCTGCGCCTGTCCGGACAGGTGAAGAGTTCGAGGGCAGTTGAGGCGGTGCAGGATCTACAGCGGCGGATGCAGCCCTTCGGCAGTCATCGTCTGGTCGCCGACTTCAACGAGAGGGCGCGCGAGCTGGTTACCGCGGCGTAGGCGCTGGAACGCAGAGAACGCCCCCGTACGGCCACATGCGGCCGTACGGGGGCGTTGCTCATGAGCGGGCGAACTGCCACAGGGACAAGACCAGGCCGCACACGGCGACCAGGGCGGCCAGAGACGGGAGCGGCCATCGTGCGCGTTCGAGGGCGTCGAGCCGCTGGTCGTGGTCGGTGAGCTGACGGTCGGTCTGGTCGCCGCGCTGTACGAGCAGGGCGAGGGAGCCGTCGACCCGGGCGAACCCCTCGGCCATGGTGCCGCGCAGTTTCTCCAGTTCGACGGCGACGGACTGCTCGGGCGGGGGCGGCAGGGTCACGCGCTACCGCCCTGGTCGTCGTCGACCAGGCCGAGGCCGACACGGTCGAGCAACTGCTCGACGGCGGGCAGGGCCATGATGCGGGCGAGGCCGGCGGCGACGGCGAGGGCGCCGGCGACCCACGGGAGGGATTCCGGGATGCCGGACGCGCTGACGATGGCGGGGAGGGCGACGGCGAACATGACGACGCCCTGAATGATGGTGCGGACGGTGCGCTTGTTGGCGGGGTTCATGAGGGGTTCCTCGTTTCTGAGAGTGCGGGTACAGGGGCCCGCCCCGGCGCGGTGCCGGGGCGGGCAGGGGTGGCTACTTGTCGTAGGCGAGGCGGAACAGGGCGGCCCAACCCTTCGGGCCGATGGCCGGGTCGGATGCCTTGCCCTTGGCGCGGTACTGCGGGTGCGCGTTGTGGAACTTGACGACGCCGGCCTGAGTCTTGGGGCCGTAATTCGGCGACTCGGCAACGGACTTGGCCATGTAGCCGGCGGCCTTGAGCGCACGCTGAAGCGCGACGGCCGACGGCTTGGCCTTGCCCGGGGCGAGGCCGGTCGGGAACTTCGGCGGGGTGTACGACGGCTCGTCGTCGTTGCCGGTGTCGCCCTTCGCCCACTCGCGCAGCGCGGAGGGGGACATGTAGGCGATGTTCCGGTCGAGGGGGGTCGACGTGAACTGCCAGATGGTCACGGTGCGACCGCTCGGCTTGGGGCGGGTAGCGGCCTCTGCTCGGGCGTAGGTCGCGGCGCCCCACGGGTAAGCGGGGTACCAGAGGGGAACGCCCGACGGGACGTGCCCGGCGGCGATGTCCGAGGCGGACGTGTAGATGCCGACGACCTGCCCGGGGAACGCCTTCTTCACCGCGGCGATCCACGCCGAGGCGTACGCCTTGATCTGCGCGGCGGTCCGGCCCTTGTAGTTGCGGCCGTCGCTGTAGCGCTCAAGGTCGAGCCAGTGCAGGAACCCGGCGCCGGCGTACGGCTTCACGGCGGCGATGTAGTTCGCGGCCTCGGCGGCGGCGGACTGGTTCGGCCACGCGAAGTGATACGCGCCGGCGACCAGGCCGGCGCCCTTGATGCCCTTGATGTGGGTCGCGAACCGGGCGTCGCGGCTCTTCTCTCCCTCGCTCGCCTTGGCGAACGCGAAACTCAGGCCGTCGGCCTTGAGCGCCTTCCAGTTCTGTGCGGACTGGTACGCGGACACGTCGAGGCCGCGCGAAGTGCTGGTCATACGGGGTGCCTCCTGGGCATGAAAAAACGCCCGGCGCGGTGCGCTCGGGCGTGCGGGTGATCGGGGCGGCCTAGTAGACGGCGGCCCAAATGGCGTTCGCGTCGGGCACGATGGCGCTCGACGGCGTGAAGGAAGTAGGGAGCGCGGTAAGCGCGGTGGTGGACAGTCGGCCGTGCCGGATGAACGTCACGGTGGACGCGCGGGCCTGCCCGGACGGGTTCGTGCCGGCGGCGGCGCCGCGGGCGAACCCGGGGCCGTTGGTCGAGGCCGTCGGCCCGTTGATGAGCAGGGCGACCCAGTACAGGCCGGCGGCGGCCGAGTAGTTCGCGGACAGGCCGCACTCGACGGTCGCGCCCTCGTTCGTGGTGAACCAGTTGTTGAGGCTGGTCGTGAGGGCAACGCGCGTTCCCGCTGCGTTGTAGAGGCCGGCGAACGACTGCGTGTTCGGCTGCGTGGCGCCGTTGCCGGCGGTGTAGAAGCAGATTTTCGACAGGGTCGCCGCCGCGCGCAGCGCGATCCCCATCAGGTAGACGTAACCGATCTGGCAGTACTGGGCGGTTGCGTCCGTGAGGGCCGGGTCGAACGTCCACGCCTGAAATCCGAGGTCGGAGGGGATGAAGACGTTCGGGATCGCGGCCGGGGGGATGTTGGCGAGGGGTACGTCGCTGCTGGCATCGAGCGGTGCGACGCCGGATGCCGCGCCCCGCGCGGTGGTGGCGAGGGCGCCCACCTGGGCGGCGGTGTAGGTGGGGCGCTGCGCGCTGGTGAGGATGCCGTCGGTGCCGAGGCTGGCGACGCCGGACGCTGCGCCTACCGCGGCGGTCGCGACGGCGCCCACGGTGGCGGCGGTGAGGGCGACGTTCCCGGAGGCGTCCGGCGTGATGCTGTTGACGGACAGCACGCCCGCGGCACTGCTCGCGGGAAGCTGCGCGGCGGGTACCTTCCCGGACGCGTCGAGCTGCGCGACGCCGTTCGCCGCGCCCGCGGCGCTGGTGGCGATGGCTCCCACGGTGGCGGCCGTGAGGGTGATCGCGGCGGCCGATATGCCGTTGACGGACTGGACGACGCCCGGTGCTCCGGTCGCACCCTGGGCGCCCTGTACTCCCTGCGCGCCGGTCGCTCCGGTGGCACCCGTCGCGCCGGTGGCGCCGCGGGCTCCGGTCGGGCCGATCAGGGAGGCGAGCCACTGGGCGACGGTGCCCACGAACCCGTTCTCGACGGCGACCTCGTACGCGCTGTCGCCGCGTACGGCAACGTAGGTCGGCGTCGAGGGGTCGGTCGGCGCGATGTCGGCGAGGTCGACCTCGGGCGCCTCGCCGGGCAACAGGACTTGATAGACGCGATTCACCGCAACGCCGACGAGCTGCTCGGCGACCGAGTACGACCAGTCGCTCGGGTTCATGCCGGGGGCGTCGGTGGCCGGTAGCTCGACCTCGAACGCGCCCGTGGCGTCGAGCGGGACCGTGACGGGCCCGCCGAGGATCACGTCGTACTCGGCGAACGTGAGCAAGTTCGGTGCGCGGAAGACGACTTGACCGGACAGGGGCCGGCCGTCGGGGAACAGGAAGCGTCCGGTCACACGGACGGTGGGGATGCCCTCGGGCAGCACATCACACCCCCTCGGCGGACACAGCGGGGGCGGCGGTCGCCCCATTGGCGGCGGCCGTTACAGGCACGTCGGGCGCCTCGTCCTCGGTGAACGTGTTGCGGGTGTAGGCGCTGTAGAGGCGGGTTTCGCAGTTCTGGCTCGCCGACTTGGCGCGGTGGTCGATCCGCAGCGTGAAGTACGACAGGAATTGCAGACCGTCGAGCGGGTGCTCGATGGTGCGGCCGGTCCACGCGCCGGCGGCGCAATCCCACTGGTCGAGTTGGGTCTCGACGCCGTCGTGCGTGAGGACAACCCGAACTTGCGCCCCGCCGGTGTTGGCGTACGTGCTCAGGTTCAGGTACAGCACGGCGTTATGGGCGGCGGTGGTCCCGACCCACGCCGGTTCGTACGTGGTGCCGGTGTACGACTGCCGTTCGGTGGGGTGGAGTTGAACGGGTATCCACGGGCGGCCGAGGAACTCGTCGGAGTAGTAGTCATCCATCACGACGACGTTCCGGTTCCGGTCCCACATGCGAACCATCTGCCGAGGGGCGTCGTCATCCGGGTAGGAGTTGGCGCCGATGGCGAAAGCGACCTGTCCGGAGTCGCGCCGCATGGCGGTGTAGTAGTCGCCGACACTCGGTGACTGTCCGGTCTCGAATACGGCTGTTCCGTCGGGGTCACGCAGGATGAGCCGGCCGCCCTCGCCGATCACGACGTCCCCGTTCAACACCTGATTGAGGGCGGGCCGCATCTGCGCACGCCCGCGCAGTTGCCGCACTTCGCGTTCGAGAGCGGCGATCCGGTCGAGGACGTCTTGCGGGACGTACGGCACGACTTAGGGAACCTCCAGGTACAGGCGGGCCGTCTCGGGGCGGCCTCGCTCGGGTGGGGTGATGGACAGGCCGACGACGCGGTACCGGGCGTCGAGGGTGTCGGGGTGCCACAGGTCGCGGATGCGGAGCCGCACCGTGGCGCCGAGCAGGGCCGGCGTGATGTTCCCGCCGAGCAACACCTCAACCTCGGGTATCTGCACCGGGTTGCGGGCGGCGCTCCAGTCGGCGCGGGCGTGACCGTCGAGGGTCGCCTGTTCCTCGACCGTCGTGTAATCGCTGGAGCCGTCGAGGCGCGGCCAGCCGGCGGCGATATCGGCGTCGTCGACCAGCACGGGCGAGGTGAGCGGGTAACTGTCCTGCGCCTGGTTGCTGTTGACGCTGGCGCCGCGGGACTGCCACGCGTTCGCCTTGGCCGTGGCGTCGACCGGCCATGTGTAGGACAGGACCGGGCCGGGGTGGTCGAGCACGATCTCGGTGGCGCCCGCGCGGATGATCGGGTGGCCGAGCTGAAGCTGCTTCACTCGGCGGCCGTCAGCATCGCGGAACGACGCGATACGCCACTCGAACCCGTCCTCGACCGCGGCGAGGTCGTCGAGCAGGTCGCCGACCGTCGGGAGGTCATAGCGCAGGTACGTGCGGTCGCGCAGCACGCCGGACACGGCAGTGCCGTACGTGACCCCGATGTTCCCGCCGGGGGTGTTCTGCACGTAGTCGACCAGGCCGCGGGCAATGTCGAGTTGGTCGACCTGCTCGGCGACTTGAGTGTCGAACAACAGCCGGCGGTACAGGTAGCTTTCCCACCCGCCGGCCTGAATCTGCGCGCCGAGGAACCCTCGGGCATCCGAAGCGAGGGCGAGCGTCCACAGGATGCCGCCCCACCAGATGTCACGCCCGCGCTCGACCCACACGGCCGTGCGTCCGGGCACGATCGCCCGCCGAGCGCGCTCAGCAATGGCGCGGTTGGGAATCGGCACAGTGCCGGTCAACCGGCCTGTCTTGCCTATGTAGTCGTCGAGGGCGACGCCCTGTACGGGCAGTGCGTCGAGCAGTTGGTCGGAGCGTAGGTCACAGAACAGCAGCCGGTACGGCGTTGGCAGGGCAGGGAATGACACGAGGCCCCCTATCCGTCGAACGACAGTCCAATCGGGCGAGAGCCGCTAGGTAACGTTTGTGAAACGTGACAGCAACATCTGCTGTCGCCCTACTGCTATTCGTTGGGGAGTGCTGAATTCCAAGTAGCGGAGCGCGAATGATGGGTAATTCAAAGGCTGTCTGCTTGCTGGTGGTTGGCCTCGTGGTCGTCTCAGCTGCCCTGATCGCGGTCATTTCCGCGTGGGCAGCACGGTCAACGGGAGAGAGCTGGGCCGAAGTCTTTCAACGTGGAGGGGTCGCGTTCGGGGGGACCGTGGGTGTGTATGCCGCACTGGTGGCCGTATACCGAACAATCGGGGGTAGAAGCGGTGAGTAGGCCACTTGAGAGCAAAGTCTCGGATATTGGTCAGACGATCAGCTCGACTGTCAGTTGTCCGTCCTGCACGAAGACGTCCGTGCCGCCGTTGCTGCTGATGTTCCAGCCGGGAATGAGCGTGACCTGTCCGCCGGGGGTGAGGCCGTCGCGGTAGACGCGCCGCGAGCCGATCACACGGCCGGCCTGCGCCGACAAGCCGTTCAACGCCCCGTGTGCCTCGGTGTAGGCGCCGGTCGCCCGCCACGTCATCCACGCTGTCGAGGCCGCGGTCGAGCGGTTGCTGACCTGCCCGCCGACCGAGACGAACACGGCGCCGGACGGAGGCACGGTGAACGTGATGCGGGGCCAGGCGGCGGCGGTGAAGTCGACGAACGCGCCGGTCGTGGTGAGCGGCGCGGGGGTGACCTGCTTCGTGGTGATGGGGCGGGTCGGGGTGGGCGGGTATGCCTCCCACGCGCCGGCCGTGGCGTCCCAGCGTTCGAGGCCGGTGCCGTTGTCGCGGTACTGGCCGTCGTACGCGCCGTTGAAGGCGAGGCCGTATCCGCGCGGGATGATCCCGCCGTAGGCGGAGGTGAAGCGGCGCCGGTCGGCGAGGGCCGACGACCAGGGGATACCGCCGACGCCGGCCGAGGCGCCGGCGGGCACGGTCACGTCCCACAGGCGCAGACAGGCCGAGGGCATGCTCGGCGCGGTCGGGGTCGCCGAGCCTGTGCCGCGGATGATCTCGACGGCGGCGAGGTTCTGGCCGGCCTGGTCGAATAGCTGGTCGTACACGCGTAGGGCGACGGAGTCGATGCGGGCGAACTGCGCCTCGCCGTCGGCAAAGTTGAGGGTTACGGGGGCGTCGACCGCTACCGGGTAGGCGCCCTGGGCGTCGGTGCCCTGCACTTGGGCGCGGCCGACGCCGATCTGTAGGGACATTGCGCCGGCGCTGGTCGCGGCGAACGGGTTCCCGCCGGCGATCACGCCGTCGCGGGTGCGCATCTCGGACTCGGGCGCGTAGGTGCCGACCGGCGTAAGGCGGGTGTCCTCGCGAGTCTGCGTGAGTGGCAGCAGCCATGCGGAACGCACGGTCACGGTGGGGTTCTCCTTACCAGTAGGCCGAGCGGTAGCGCACGGTCGCCGACGCCGTCGGGTCGTTGCTGCCGGGCGCGGCGCGGAAGATCAGGTTCGTGATGCCGGGGGCGAGCGTGAACGTCTGCTCGGGCACCGAGCGCGAGGTCGCGGTGTAGATCCGGCTCGCGGTGCCGTTGAGGACGACCGTCCCGGCGAGGGTGTCGACGGTGAGCACGTCGCCGACGGCGAGCGGCATGTCGTACTCGATGGCGTCGCCGGTCGCGAGGCTGGTCAACGACGGGCGGGTCACCGGCCCCCGGAACTCCACGACGGGGTGAGTCTCGGAGTCGCCGACATTCATCGCTGACAGGGCGCCGGTACTGCCCGGGTTGCCGAACGGGAGCGGCCACGACAACGGCCACGACAGGCCGGCCTCGGACATGGGCAGCGTCGCCGACACGGTGCGCTCGGCGAGTTCGTACCGGCGAGGGTCGGTCGCCTGCCACTCGATCGCCCCGCCTGTGATGGTGCCGAGGCGGTACCCGAGGCCGGCGGGGATCGCCCGACGGGTGGCGCGCGCGTACGCGAGCAGGGGCCCGCGCTCGTCGAGCCACACGACGAGCGGGCGCTCGTCCTCGACCGGCACCGTGCCGGAGTTGAGGGCGGCGACAACCGCGCCGATCGTGGCGCGCGGGGCCCGCACGATCAGGCCGTCGAGCGTGATCGTCCGGGCTTGGGCGAGCAGCCGGCCGGGGAACGCGCCGTGCGCGTCGGACCGTGCCACGGTGCCGGAGTCGAGGGTGGGAAGGTCCTCCCACCCCCCGATGGAACGCCACCCGTAGGGGGTGCCGGGGCCGAGCAGCAGCTCGCCGTACTGCACGTGCCCCGGTCGGGTCACCTGGTCACCAGCGGCCACGGACGATCACCCCCTCGCCTTGGCCAGCCACGCGAGCGCGCGGGCGTTGTCGTCGGGGGTGCCGTTCTCGGCTGCGTGCCAGTGCTCGACGTGCACCGTCGCCCCCGTCGAGGTGGCGGCGAGCGGGGAGCCGTACGCGCCCGCTCCCGCGTAGGCGGGGGTGAGGGAGGGAACAGCGGGTGCGGCAACCAGGTTCCGCATGGTCCGCTCTACTGCACCTGCGCCACCCTGAATTCCCTTGACCAGACCGGCGGGAATCCAACGGCCAATATCGCGCGCCATGACACGCGAGGGGCTGGAAATTCCGAGCGCCTTTGCGATGGGTCCCGGAATCATGTTCTTGGCGAAAGAGACAAGCTGACTCTTGAGCCAAGATCCCATGCTCTTGACGCCGTTATACAAACCCCGGATCAGATCGCGGCCCTTTTCCGTGAGCATCGATCCGAAATTGCCGAAGTATCCGGCGATCGTGCGAGGCAGTCCGCGCACATAGGCGAGCATCTCGCCCGCCTTTGTCTTCGTTCCATCCTTGATGGACTGCCAATGCTTGATGATCAGTCCGACCAAGGTGAAGTTAAGAAAGAAGCTGACGAGCTTCTGCGGCAGGCTCTTTACGAACTCGACCGTGCCGTTCCAGACACGTACGGTCCCGTCCTTGATGGACTGCCAATGCTTGATAATGAGGCCGACCAAAGTGAAGTTGAGGAAAAACTCGACGAGCTTTTCGCCAACCCACTTGATCTTTTCCCACACCCAATTCCAGGCGGCGAGCGTGGCCTGCTTGATGGTGTCCCAATTGGCGATCACCAGAGCGACGAGGCCGATTACGGCGGCGATCACGAGCGCTACCGGGCCCATGGCGATCAGCCAGGCCGCAGCCATCCGGCCGGCCTGAATGAGCGACTGAGTGCCCATCAGCACCCAACCGGCGACCACCCGCAGCGCAGTACCGGCCGCAGCCGCTCCCTGGGCGATCCAGCCGGCGAGGATCGTCGCGTTCGTGGCGACGAACCGTGCCGCGGCAGTGGCGCCGGCGGCGGTCTGCGTCGCCCAGCTCGTGACCGTCGCGGTTGCGGTGGTGTACGCCTGCGCTGCCAGGGTGACCAACGCGGGCAGCATGACCAGCGTGACGACGCCGGCGGCGACGGCAAAGGCGGTGCTGTTGTCGGCGACGAACCCGGCGGCCGACAGGAACGCGGCTCCGAAGTCGTCGAGGTAGTCGGCCCCCGCCGTCAGGGCAGGGATCACGTACGTGCCGAGGACGGTCACGAAGCCCTGTTGCAGGGACCGTGTGAACGCCGTGACCTTGGTCGAGGCGTTGTCGCGCATCGTGTCGCCGGCCCGCTTGGCGGCGCCGTCGACCTTGCCGAGCGCGTCAACGGCCGAGGACGGATCGAGCGCGAAAAGGGCGCCGGCGAGGTCCTCGGCCTGACTGCCCAGCAATTGAACGGCCAGGCGTGAACGCTCGGTCGGGTCCTTTACCGCACGTAGGCGGTCCATGATCTGATCGAGCGCAGCATTCGCGGCCGGTCCACCCTTGGTGAACGCGGCGGCCATCTGATCGGCATTCAGCCCAAGCGACTTGAGCCCCTCGGCCGCGCTGCCGTCCTTGACCCTGATATTCAGTTCTTTGAAGGCATCGGCGACAATATCGGCGTCGCGCGCGCCTGCGTTGAGCCCCTGCTGAATGAGGCCCATCGCTTGCTTTCCGTCGACCCCCAGGTCGCGGAATTGCGTTCCGTACTCGCCGAAGACGTCGAGCAGGTCCTCGGCCTTGTTCGCGCCGTTCTGTGTTCCCTTGACGAGAATGTCGAACGCTTCCTCGGCGTTCGCGGCCATTCCCGTTTTGAGCATCTGGCCGACCGCGGCCGAGGTGGGGCCGACTTCCTCGCCCATGATCTGTGCGACCTGGGAGAGGCGCCCGCCTACCTTTTCGAGCTCTTTCTGCGTGGCGTCCGCGGGTACGAGACCCTGCTGCCACAGTGCTTTCAACGCCTCGTTGGCGTCGGCGACCGAGTCTGTGTACCCCTGGCTGTAGAGGTTGCCCGCGGCCTTGCCGAGCCGCTTCGCCTGCTCGGGGCTCGCGCCGAGCTGGGCAGCAAGAAGGCTGTTGTCCTTCTGCTGCTCCATGGCCTCGCCGATACCGGCGACGACCGCGGCGCCCACCCCTGCGCCGACCGCGGCCCACCCGAACGAGGTGAGCGTGTCCCGGAGTCGGCCGCCGGCTTCCTGCGCTCCGTCCTCGGCTCCCTCGGCGACGCCGTCGCCGAGCTGCTGCCCGGCGGCCTCGCCGGCACGTGCGGCCTCGGTGGTGATCTGCTCCGCGGCGGCGACGACGTTCGCCTGCATCCGGGCGAGGCCGGCCTCGCCGGGGGCGTCGTCGAATTCGAGGGTGGCGAGCAGCTCGGCGACGGTGAGCGGCACAGGCAATCACCCCCGGCGGTGCTCTAACCGGCAGGCAGACCGGTGATGGCGGCGATCTCTGCGGGGGTGGTGACCTCGCGCGGGGTGCGCGACCACGCGCGGGTGAACCGAGCCTCGGCCGACAGGCCGGCGACGAGTGCGAGGAACCGGCGGGTGGAGAGGGCGGCGAGCTGCTCGGCGGTGAGGTGGTACTCGCGGGCGAGGTCGGCCTCAAGGGCGTTCCAGTGGGTCAGGACCGCGCGCCAGAACGCGCCTGCGTCTTGCCCTTCCTCTTCTTCGGGTTCTTCGGGCTCGCCCTGCGCTCCGCCCGGTTGGCCGGGGCTTTTCCCGCCCTGCCGGCCTCGCCCTGGTCGTAGAGCTCGGCCGCGCGCTGCATGGAAACGGCGCCGGGGTTACGGATGTTGGCGGCCGACCAGATCAGCACGACGCCGAGCTGCCGGTCGGTCATGCCGTGCTCGGCCCACTCGTCGAGGGTGCCCTCGCCGAACAGGGTGGCGAGCATCCGGCGGACGTCCTCGGGGTCCGAGCTGTGCTGTACGCGCTCCATTTGGAGGGTGAACAGCAGCGGCAGGGAGTCGGGCAGCACGTGCTCGCGCCCATACAGGGTGAGCGCGGCGCGCGGCCGGTCGGGGATCTGCTCGGCGAAGAACGCGTCAAAGTCGGCGGTCTCGACGAGCGGCTGCTCGGGGGTCTCTGGAGTCTCGGTCACGCGTCACCACCCGACTTGCTCGCCGCGGCGGCGAGCGTGGTTCCGCCGGCGACCGGGGCCGCGGTGGGCGCCCCGCACCTTGTGATCGTCGCCGACCAACTCGTCTTGTCGTTGGTTTCGCCGCCCTGCTCGCCCGGGGTGACGGTGGAATCCCAAAGGACCCATGCCGTCTGCGACTTGTGGCGCCACCGCACGGCGTTGCGTGACTCGATGCCGAGCCGGTACGCCCATACGGTGTCGACGTACGCCTGCCCGGGGTCCTGATTGCCGGTGGACTTGTCGATGCGGTACTGCCCCTCGATTGCCAGGGTCGCGCCCCGCTGCATGACGTCCTGCTCGAAGTACCCGTCGCTGTCGAACGCGACGGTCTCGGCCGTCTCTTCGTTCTCGCCGGGGTTGTGCGTGAACGAGGTCAGGCCGGCAATCGGCAGCCATGTCTCGGTAGTTGCGGTGGCGTCGAGGACCTCGAACAGCCACCCGCGGGCATCAATCGGCCTGCTGGTCGCGGCCAAGGGTGATCCCTCCTATTCGGGTCGGTGAGGGGTGGGGTTGGCCACGTCGAGCCGGAAATTCACCGTGTGCTCGTGCCGGCCCGAGGCATCCGTGCCGAGGGGCGCGGGAGTCTGCTGCGCGACGGCGAGCACCAGCCATGTGCCGTCCGGCAGTTCGAGGCCGGCGAGTCCGTGCAGGGCGCCGTACAGGGCCTCGGCGCGGCGGCGGGAAACCCGCGGGTCGGAGGTGCCGCGCACGCGCACTTGTAGCGAGCGGACGTCGTAGCCGTTGCGCGCGTCCTGCTCGCCGGCGCCGTACAGCCACAGCCCGACCGCCTCGGCCGGCTCGGGTGGCAGGGTCTCGATGAAGGTGTCGCCGGTCGTGCCGGTGGGGTCGTAGGTGAGCAGGTCGAGGTCGTCGAGGTAGCGGGCGATGCCGTCGAGGAGATCAGCCACGCAGCGCCCGCCGAACCTGCGCGGCGATCAACTCGCCGATGACCGCGGCCTCGCGGTTGGCCGGGTCCTCAAGGAACTTCGCCTTCCGACCGGGGGAGTGCCGGGCCGTGAGGTCCTCGTGCACGCGCGCGGCGTACAGGGTGTCGTAAGTGACGCCGGCGACGAGGTCGTGCTCGTCGACGGTGGCAGCGCCAGAGCGTTCGAGGGTGCCCTCGGCGATCGGTACCTCTTTGCGGGACTCGGCGAGCAGGTGCTCGGCGCCGAGCAGCAGTCCGCGCACGGCGCCGGCCCGAGCTCGGCCGAGGACCTGCTCGCCATTCCACCGGATACGTGAGCGCGGGCGACGGCTCATTTGCAACTCACCCCCGAATACGTCCTGTTATTCCATGCGAGACGTGCGAGACCTGTAGGATCTGTGGCGCCTGCCTATTTCTCACACGTATACGTCCGACCGTGATCTTCGGTCGGATTCCTCGCAGCGCGAGGTGCCCGATAGGGAAAGGGGCAGGCACATGGAAGGCGAAGAGGGAGAGAAGCCCGAAGATCTACCACGCTGGGTCCGCTCGGCGGTTGCGATCTTGGGTGCGCTCGTCCCGCTCGCAACGTGTGTGGTGATGCTGCTGCGCTAGATCGCGGCAGGTCAGGGCGGGGAGCGGCTGAACGGACCTTTAAGATAGGTCCGGCTGGTTGATAGTCAGCCGGACCCACCCAACCCCGCACACGTCCGGGGTCCCGGTGCCAGCCGGGGCCCCGGTTCTTCACGTGTGTGGGCTTCAGTTGCAGTGCAACTTGCAGTTGAACTGCGTCTTGTGTAGCTACACCATAGCAACCGACTGCAAGTCTTAAGAGTCATTCGGGGTTGTTCATACGTCTTCAGTTCATCGATTGCGAAGCCGTAATGAACATCCAGGTTCTTCTATACGGGACTACTCGATAAGTCACTACTCGGGGTTCAGTAGTCCGCTGAGTAGTTACTCGCAACTGACTTCTGTGCAGGCTGGAACGGGCAGACCAGGGGCGGTGTGCCGGGCGACGGTGATCGCGGTCGCGGTGCGGCCGCCGGGCAGCGTGATGCGCGAGCCGAGGGGACAGTCGAGGTCAGGGGCGGCGATGAACGTCGCCGCGGGAGTGACCTCGCGCCCGTCCGGAGCGCGCACCATGCGCGGGGAGGTGTCTACCTGGGCGGGGACGTCCTCGACCGTGGGCCCGTACCGCGGGCCGTACGCGGAGTCGCCGAGGTAGGGCTCGATGCGGATGCGGTGGCGCAGCAGGACCGCGGGAACGCGGGTCACCATGGCATCACGCAACCGGGGGTGAGGCCGGCGCGGCGCAGGGCGCGGTCGGCGCGGGGCGCGAGGTCGACCCCGCCCGTGGTCGAGGTGCGCGAGCTGCGGCCGGATAGGGAGACGGGGCCGATCGAGACCGAGTCCCATTGTCCGGCCGCGCCGGTTCCGTCGTCGCCGGCGGCGAGTTGGTACTCGACTTGTGCACAGGTGGCGTCGGCGAGCGCGGCCCGTATCTGCGGGTCGAGCGGGTCGCCGTTGTCGTTCACGGGATAGACCGCGGTGAGCAGGGCCGAGTCGATGTCCTCGTCGGCCCGCGCGAGCAGCCGCTCGGCGTCCGCGGGGGCCGGCTGGCCGGTCCATGCGGTGAGCTGTTCGGGGGTGGCGTAGGGCTGGCGAGCCACGATCACCCCGTCGACTTGCCGCGGGCAGCAGAACGGGCCGTCGGCTTCTTCGCCGGCGGCCCGCTCGTCTGCTCGTCTTCCGTTGTCTGCTCGTCCCCGTCCTCATCGGGGGAATCGTCGTCTCTCGGGTGGTAGCGGCGGAGCAACATCACGCCGCCCCCCGGGTCTTGAGAACGACGATCCCCTCGTCGTCGAGTCGGTGCGTGGCGTAGTGCACGTTCGTGGTGACCACGGTCGTGCGGGCGAGGATGTCGCGGTCTGTCTCGACGAGTGGCCGGCGCTTGTAGAGCAGGCCGAGGGAGCCTCGGCGCACCATCAGCGCGTTGTACGTGGCCGGGTTGGTCCCATCGGCCGCGGTAGTCGTGACGCGGTCGGACACGAAGATGTTGACGCCGCCAATCTGGCCGATCACGCCGCGCGGGATCACGGCGCCCGTGCCGAACTTGTCGGCGCTGATGAAGTTCGGGTCCTTGTAGATGCTCGCCCGCTGGAGCGAGTGAATGATGATGCCGGCCATGTTCTCCGGCTCCCACTCGTCCCCGAACTTGGCGATGCCGTCCACCATCACATCCCACGACAGAGGGTCGGTCGCGGCGTTGACCATGATGACGCCGGCGGCCTCGGCCGCGGCCGTCAGATCCTTGTCGATCTTCCGGGCGATGAGCACGCCGAGCTGTCGCTGCGTCTCGGCGAACGGGTCGCCGAACGCGACAAGGCGAGCCTTGTCGGTGATCTCGACCGCCTTACCGGCCTCCTTGATCGTGGCCGTATTACCCGGGTCGGTGCCGAGCTGCTCGGGGGTCATCGGGGTGCCCTCGGTGAGGTCCTCAGCCTCCGTAAGTCCCTTCCACTTGGGGAAGTTCACGGAGTCGCCGGGCTTGCCTTCGAGGGTGGAGTCGTTCAGCGCCATCGAGCCGATGACTAGCTTGCCCTTGAACTTGTTTTGCACCATGTCGGCCCAGACGTCCGGGACGATCATCTGTGCCGCGGTCGTCTTCGCCATACGGCAGCCTCCTTACTCGCTCGCGGCAGACAACTGCCGGTACTGGTCGGGGTCGGACTGGTGGAGCTCGACGCGGTCGGCATAGCTCAGGCGCGCGAACTGCTCGGGCGTGACCGTCGTCGGGGCGCCCGGGGTGAAGTCGGCGCCCCCCTTGGGCGGTCCGGCCGGCAGGGTGCCGCCGGCGCGCAGCAGCGGGTTTGCCTCGACCGCCGCGGCGATCACGGCGTCGAGCTGCTCGCCGAACTTCGCGTCGGTCGGGTCGAGCGCTTCGAGCTGCGCAGCTACCGAGCGGGAGTCGAGCAGCCGTGCAGGGTCGGCGCCGCTCTTGTGCGCGGCCTGGTGGGCGGCGAGCTCGACGCGCAGCCGGCGAGCCTCGGCGAGCGCGGTGTCGCGCTCGGTGGTCGCCTGCTCGGCGAGCTTGGCCGGGTCCTGCTCGCCGGCCGCGCCGCTCGGGTCGAGCACCTTGCGCAGTGCGCCGAGCAGGTCGTCGCGCTCGGTCTTGGCCTGCTGCGCTGCCTGTTCGGCTGTGGTCGCGCGCTGCTCGGCCGCCGGGTCGACAGGGGGCGGTGTTGGTGCCGAGGCTGTCGGGGTGGTCCTTCCAGCCGGCGGGTTACCGGCCGGATCGTTTCCGCCGGTGGTGCCCGGCTCGGGCGCACCGCCCTCGCCCGAGCCGCCTGGCCCCGTGTGCGGGTGTACGGGCAGGGAGCTGGATTCAGACATGACGATCTCTCCTAAGTATCATCGTGAGGAAGAAGGCATTCAGGCTTGGTTGCGGAGCGGGCACGCGTAGCGCACAGGGAGACCGATGCAGATAGCGGCGGTATGGGAGCGGGTTGGGCTGCCAGAGCTGATACTGCTCGCCGCTTTTCTGGGGTTGCTGTGGGCGCTGGTTCGCTCAGTCAGACGGGGGACTGTCGTTCGGCGGCATGGTGGCGCGCCTGGGAGCCCTTCCCCGCGCCCCCCGTCGCCGCCTGACGGAAGCCCTACGCCTTCGGCGCCTCCGTCAGACGGCAACTCTCAGCGGCGCCCTGCGCTTACGGTGGCCGCCGAGCTCGCTGGAATCGTCGGGCTGTTGATCGCTCTCATCGCCCTCATGCGGGGCGGCGGATAGTAACGAGCTCCAAGTGCAGGTGCCGTAAGCGTCTTGCGCCTCTGTATGCCTACTTGTTTTCGTTGGGTAGCGGGCGAGTGCGGGCGTATCCGCGTACCCATGCCGAGCGCAGCAGGTCGCCGGCGGGGAACGGGCAGGCAGTGACCGGGTTGCCGTTGCGGCCGGCCTCGGCGCCGGCGTTGATGGCGCGGACGAGGTCGCCTCGGCTGCCCACTGCTGCCCCCTTGTTCAGAGTCGGTTCTGCTGATCGCCGCGGTTCTTGCGGGCGGTGTCAGCGGCGGCGTTTCGCACGCCCGTGATCTGCTCTGTGTACTCGGTCAGCGTAAGGCGCGGGTGATCCTGCCACCACCTGATCAGGTCCTCGGATGCGCGCGCGTAGGCGATGTGCGCGGGACCGGAAAACAGAGTGATTGGGTCGACGCCGGCGGCCTGCGCCTTGCGGTTGAGGAGATAGCCGTTCGTGGCGTCCTCGGCCGCGAGCAACTGTGCGTAGACGTGCTCTCGGTACATCTCGCGTATCTGCTCGCGGGTGTAGGCGGTGCGCTGCTGCTCGGCGTCGTACTCCCGCTCGGCGATCCATCGCTCGGTAGCGGTCATGCCGGCGTACGGGTCCTCGTCCAGCGCGAGCGATCCCCACTCGTCGAGACTCTCGGCCGGCGCGAGTGCCTCGTCGATCGCTGCGCGGTCGGCGAGTTGACCCTCGACGGTGTGCGCGCCGGCGGCCTCGGGCAACGGTGTTGGCGGGTACCGGCGGTCGAACTCGTCGGCGATCCGCTCGGCGTCCTCGGGACGCGCGTACCGGATCGCCCAACCGAGGACGTCGTCGCCGAGTGGCGAGAGGTCCTCGGCGAGCCGGCCGTCGGGGAACACCTCGGTGAGCAGCCGGCGCCGGTTGGCCTCGGCGGCGATCTCGGCTCGCTCGGCGTCGTCGACGTGCCGTGCCCGTTCGGCGAGCTCGCGCTCGGACAGGCCGATCAGATCGCGGCGCGCGGCCGGCAGGGCGGCGTCGACGTCGCGCCGGTCCAGCTCGGCCATGACGCGCAGCAGCTCGTCGTCGCCCAAATGCGGGAACGTGGCGGCGAGTTCGTCGTCGCTGAACTGCGAGAGGGGCTCGGCGAGTTGACCGTCGGGGCGCAGTCGGGCGAGCAGCTCGGCCTCGTCGCGCCGCTCGGACTCGGCGCGGATGCGGCCGAGGTCGCGCTGATCGAGCACCCCGGGCCGGATCGCGGCGCCGAGCTGCTCGTCGCCCATCTCCGGCAGGGTGCGCTCGTCGCCCGCGCGGACGCGCGCGGCCTCGATCGCGTCCTGCGACGGGCGCGGCGCGGTTGAGGGGAGATTGCCGGCGCCGGGCTGCTCGCGCTCACGTCGGCGGATGAGTTCGGGGTGGTCGGCGAGGTGGCCGCGCATCCGGCCTTGCCATGCACGCACGCGTGCCTCGGCCGCGCGCTTTGCTTCGGGGGTGGTGGCTGAGGCGGCGCGGTTCTTCCACTTGCGAATGCCGCGCTCGATGGCGCGCTGCTTCTGCGTCGCCTCGTACCCGTCGAGGTCCTCGGACGCGTCCTCTGGCGCGCGGGTCACGCCGGCGAGGTAAGCGGCAACGGAGTGACGGCAGTTGGGATGCTGAAAGCCTCGGGCCCGAGCGGCGTTGAGCGAGCCGGCGACGTCTACGCGCACGGTGCGGCCGTCGTCGAGGGCGTGCTCGACGTCGACCTCGTGCGGCTCGTCGGGGCCGTCGATCGACAACACCTTGCCCTCGTACGGCCGGCACACGGGGCACTCGTGCGGGGCGTTGCTGACGATGACGAGGTCGAGACCGGCGGCGCGCAGGCGGTCGGTGTGCCCCTCGACCGCGGCTCGACCGACCGAGGTACGAGTCGCCATCTCCGTGTAAGACGTCATCTGCCACGCGCGCCCGCCCTTGTCGACAAACGTACGCAGCCCACGGTCGGAGAACCGTTCCATGGCGCGCTGTGTAGCCTGTCGGCGAGAGTCGATGCCGAGCAGCGGCGTTGCCGACACTTCGGCGATCACCTGCCGGTACCCGTCCTCAACTCCCCGGAGAATCCCGCGGTGCGTCTCGGTGACGAGGGCGACCGTTTCCTGCGCGAGCCGATCCACAGCGCGCGTCGCCGGCGTCGTCTCGGCGATCCGGCGCACCTCGTCGTCGCCCAGGGCGCCGAGCTCAGCGAGGCCGGCGCGCGCGCCGACGTTGTACGCCTCGGCGACCACATCCCACACCTCAAGGTCAACCGCAGTCGAGAGCGCGTCGACGACCTGCTGCGCCGAGCGTCGTAGCGACTGGATATCGGCGAGCTTGGCCACCGCCCACCCCGGAGCCTCGAACCCGTCGGCGAGTTGGCGCGCGACGATCCCCATCAGCCGCGCCTCGGCGTCCGCGTACAGATCACGCACGCCGGCCGAGAGGTCCTCCACCATGCCGGGGTGAATGGGCATTCGTTCACCCCCATTTAGGAGCAAATGGACCTTCTGTGCGTTGACTGGCCGTTGGCCAGCCAGTCAACATCGAAGGTATCTCGGCCCTGATTCCTATGAATCGTAGGCGGCGCCGCGATTTTGGTGCAGACTATTACTTCAGACGGCAGCACTGCTTGCGGTCGTCGACCTGTGCGCGCAGGGACCTGTCGGTACGAATCAGGAGTGACACCATGCCGAAGACGCGTCCCGACCTTGTGCTGCGCTTTCCACGATTTGGCATTCGATGGAGCGCTGTGAGCGGGAGTGGCATCGCTGTGACCATTGCAAGCGGGCACGTACAACAGGCCGAGCCGATGTGGGCGTTGGTGGTCCTGGGAGTAGTAGGGCAAGTCTGCGATGTGCTCATGGTCAGGAAGGCCGAGGAGCCGAGTCCCAAGTAGGCCACTGCGCCTCGCTACACGAGGTAGGGCAGAGCCTGCTCGGCACCCGTTGTCAGTGGTGCCCGATACGGTCGAGTGCATGACCTCTGCGAAGATCAAGCCCGGCGACGTCTTCACCCGCGCGCAACTGAAAGCGAAGTTCGGCGGCGGCCCCCAGGGCGGCATCATCCCGTCCGCCACTACCGACAACGTCCTGATCTACTCGGATCACGACAGTGGTAAGGACTACGGCTATCAGGATGGTTGGCTTGCCGAGGAAGACGAGACGGGCCCGATCTTCGAGTACACCGGTCAGGGTGTTGAGGGCGACCAGACGCTGAAGGGCAACAACGGGTCGGTACTGAATCACGCCGACGACGGGCGCACGCTGCGCGTTTTCATCTGCGTCGGATACGTCAAGGGCAACAGTGGGCCCAAACTGCACCGCTACGTCGGCGAGTTCAAGGTCGACGAGGGCGAGCCGTTCGTGAGGCGGCGGGCCCTCGACCAGAACCACGACATGCGATGGGTCTACGTCTTTCGGCTGCGCCCGGTGGCCGAGACCAAGCAACTGCCCGAGGACTTCATTTCCGCGGCGGTCGACGACGTCACCGAGACCCTGCCGGCCGTCCCGATCAGTGGTGACCCGTACTTCGAGCTCAAGCCCGCCGAGTCCACCAGCGGACAGGCCACCAAGCCGGAGAAGAACAGTAAGAAGCAGGTCACCCGCAAGGCGAGCGACGCCGTCGAGGTCACGCGACGCGAGGCGGAGCTGAGCGACCGATTCCTCGCCTTCCTCAAGGGCGAGGGGCACACGGTCGACCGCTTCAAGATCCGCATCAAGGGTCTGACGTCAACGTTCTGGACGGACCTCTACGACGCGACCGACAACGTGCTCTATGAGCTCAAGGGCAGCAGCAGCCGTAACGCCGTCCGCATGGCCATTGGACAGCTCCACGACTACCGCCGACACATCCCCCCGAAGGATGCGCAGCTCGTTGTGCTGCTTCCCGAGCGTCCAGTCGACGACTTGGCCGAGCTCGTCGAGTCGGCCGGAATGACGCTCGTGTATGAGGACGGAGACAAGTTCGTCGGCTGGCCTGTCGCCTGAAGCTAGATCAACTGCCCGGCCTGCATGGGGTCGGGCACTGCTTGCCCACTCTCGACGAGGATGCGGTCGACCTCGGCCTGCACGGCGGTGTCGTCCCAATCGGGGTGCAGGATGCGCACCTTGGTGTCGACGCTCACGGCCTGCGCCTGTGCGAGCAGAGACAGGGTTTGCGCGACGCTGGTCGGGTCCTCGCTCACGGAGTCGCCGAACGCGACGCGGGGCCGCTCGATGACGAGTGAGGGGGTGAACAGGCGACGGTCGAGCATGAGCGCCACGTGCAGGATGTCGGCGACCCCGGGCGCCCAATACCGAGCTTTCTTCTCGCGGGTGGTCATGGACTTGCGCTCGCGCGCTTTGACCTCGGTCGCGGTGACCGCGGTCGAGTCGTCCATGCCGAAGGTCTGCGCGGAGTAGCCGGCGGACCGTACGGCTTGCCGCACGATCGAGTCGGCCGTCGACTGGTGCTCGGCGACCCTGATCGCGAACTGCGACAGGGTGATGCCGGCGCCGTTCTCGGTCGGCGGGATGGACAGGGCGGCCCAGATTTCCCGGTCGTCGTCGAACGAGGCGCCGCGGCCGGGGCCGTGGTCGCGCAGATAGGAGTCGGGGACGATCAGCCGCGCGCGAGCGAGTCGGATGTCGCGCATCCAGCTCGACCATGTCTCGTCGAGCGCGTCCATGAGGTCATGCAGCGGGGCGTCGTAGTCGCTGCGCCCGTACGGACTGCCGCGGTGGCGGCGGTTGGGCAGCATGTTGGGGACGTACGAGGCGGTGAGCGCGTCCACGCCGGTGGTGATGCTGTCGCCCTCGGTGTCGAGGGAGTCGACGAGGCTGGCCGTGTCGGGGTGCTCGGTGAGCGGCACGCGGGTGCCGAGTCGGTCCTCGGTGCCCTCGTACAGGGCGTGCAGGATGCGGCCCCGCTCGTGTCGTTCGAGGTGGCGCCGTACGGTCGAGCGGTCGCTGCCCAGCAACTCCCGCCAGAACGTGACCGCTTGAAGCAGTCCGTACGAGAACTCGGGCACTGCCTTGTCGGGGTGAATGACCGTGATGAGCGGGCGGGCGGCGAGCTCGGCATTCCAGGTGACGCGGAGGAACGATCCGCCGAGGGCGGCGCCGACTTCGGCCGCTTCGAGGAGCGTGTTCGCCAGTCCGCCGGCCTCGGCGAACGCGTCGAGGCGGTCCTGCGTCGTCGTGTTGTCGACGGTGAGCGCGAGCGGCTCGGCGAACAGCAACTCGGCGGACGTGCTCGCGATGTCGCCGGCGAGCGGGATGTGCAGCCGGCCGTCGTCCTTGCCGTGCTGGGGGTTGCGGTGGCGGGCCCACAGCCGGCGCCGGCCGTCGTGGCGGCGCTGCCGTTCGGAGCGGTAGACGTCGGCGAGCCGCTTGCGGTCGCCGGAGTACCACGCGTCGTTCACCCCGATCTCGCGGTACAGGCCGGCGAGTTGGGGCGGTGGCCACGGGGCGCCGTTGTCAGGCAGCGGCACAGTGCACCACCCCCTGTGTCCGACGTTGCGAGCGGGCGCGCGCTGCTGCTCGGCACTTCCGGCACTTGCGGGTGCCGTTGCTGGCTACGTAGGTGTTGGCCCTGGTGAACCGGTGGCCGCGCAGACAACGGACCTGCCGCGCGCGGACGGCGGCGAATGAGACGCCGCGCAGCACGTTGGTTCGCTGCGTGACTGCTTCGAGGTGGTCGGGGTTGACGCATCCTCGGTTGCGGCACAGGTGGTCGATCACGAGTCCGTCGGGAATCGGCCCGAGGAACGTCTCGTACGCGACGCGGTGCGCGTACTGGCGCTCGCCGTTGACGGAAATCCGCGCGTACCCGTTGGGCATCAGGTAGCCGGTCCACTGCCAGCAACCGCCCGGTGCCTCGGTGACGTAGGCGAGGAAACGGTCGGTCCACTCGCGCGGCATGAGCACCCCCTCGGCATGGCGGAGCCCCGGGCACCGTGCGGCGGCCGGGACTGCGGGCGGGTGGGGGGGGCTATGCGGCGAGCGAGAGCAGGTGGCGCCACTCGTGCGCGGTGGAGTGCACGGCGTAGCGCAGCGCGTCGACCGAGTGATCGTTCGCCTTCACGGGCTTGTCTTCACCGCGGGCGGCGGCCTCGTCCGACCATGCGTATCCGGGCAGTTCGTCGAGCAGCCCCTCGCACGAGCGATGGATGCGCAGCAGGCCGGCGTCGAGCACGTTCGAGACACTGCGGATGCCGTCAAGCACCATGTTGTCGGCGCGCGCGACGCCGGGGTGCCCATCGGCCCAGAGCTGTGCGGAGTACGAGGCGGCGCTCGGGTCAACGAACGTCCACTCGGGCTCGACGCTGAGCCCGGCGAGCCACTTCCGTACGGCGGCGCTGTACTGCGCGTCGGTCATCTGCCGATGCCGGGCGCGGGAGTCGTAACGCCACTCGGCGACCGCGTACAGACGATCGTCGTCCCCGAGGCCGAGCAGGACGGCCGAGAACGGGTTCGTGGT